TCATGCCCTCCAAAGGTCTGCACACCGGACACGTTTTCGGGTCTAACAAAGCATTCCAGACAAATCCTTTGTTTGGGCTATTTATAAACGTGGAGGTAAGTTCTTTGCTGGTGGCGTCCCAAACCGCCGCAGCTGTAAGGCTATTGACGCGGTTCCACTCCAAATTGGCAAAACTGCCTGTCTTTATTACCGCTGTAACACTGCCCCTTTGTTGAAGGAGTTTTATCACCTTGTCTGCAATTTTCTGGGTGGGGGTGTCCATCAATATTTCGGTCCTGACCATTTGATCTAAAAGCTTTGCTGATTGCAGCGTGAACCTTGAAAACCCTTGGCCCTGGCCAAACAGCGCCAGCAACGTGGCCACCCCTTGAGTGCCCGTCATGCTTCCCCGGATGTTGGTCAGGAGCCACGCCTGTTTTCGGGGTATCAGCTCTGCTGTGACTCCCTCCCGGTCACCGCCGGCATAGTCAAACGCTGCATCCTGCACATCAGGAATTAGTTGCTGCAGCTCCGGCAACAGCAGGTTTACCAGTCGGCGGCTGGTCTCCTCAAGGATTGGTAGCGCCTGGCCCTGCAACTCTGTCCACTGCACCTGGCGCATGTAGCCAGTCTCCGGCAGTTGCTGAATTAGCCGCCGCAGTCGGCGCATGTTTTGTAGAAAGCGCGGCTTTAAACCGCGCCGGATCCGTTTCTCTGTCTGTTGAGACAGCGCCAGTAACAGCAGCAGTAGTAACTCCTGGCGCTGTTCATCAGTCACTGTGCTTTCCTGACCTCATCGGTGTGGCCAGGGTGTTGGCACCCTTCGCAGACCCCGAGGCAGCCCCACCGGTTGAAACACCTCCCTGCGCCTCGGCCTGGGCTGCCTCGACCTCACCCATGGCTTCGGCTTGCTCAAGTTGCAGGTCAAATTGCTCATCAATCGCATCCCTAGTGCGAGCAATTTCCTCATCAATATCGACATACGGGGGTAAGACCTCACCTTCTCTCAAAATCCGTAGGAGCGTTGATTGAGAAATTTGGTTCTGCATTTGCAGCTGCAGGAGTGCCGTGATCTGGTTGCCGTCCAGTAAGCGGTTCTCATAGTCCTTAGGAATCGTGATTACGGGTGGTTCCTTGCCCGCATACTGACCAACAATCCTCAACATGTCAGTTAAAGCGCGGGTCAGATCCTCACTCATAATTGCCATGATTGAATCACTGTCAATTCGATCTAGCCGCTTTGCTTCTGCAGTCGTGTTGGTCAGGTTTTGCTTGGCAAGGGTGCTGACGCCAAGAGTGCTTATCTGTTCCTCAAGCGTTTGCAAGCAATTTAATTGAGCGTTGTAGGAATCAGACGGTGGTGAAACTATCTGGGCGTCTCCATCTGGGGGCAAAAGGATGGCTGTGTTCACAGATATGCCTAGCTCCGTGTCGCCAGAGTCAGGGTCAAACCCTTTCAACGCCAGCAGGGGTAGGGCACCGCAATGGACGTTGTGCATGTAATCGGTGAACCTCTGGCAATAGGCAATTGCCAAATTGGCGCACTCCTCTAAAGGTGGCTTGCTGGTCAGGGTTGCGATCCTGTTGGAATAGACAGGCACTAACGGCACCTCGCCGGCAGTGTGGGTGCCTGAGTCGTAGAGGTTCCAGCCGTCATTGATATCAGTGCCATCAGTGCCGGATCGCCAGATCTGCCAACCGTCCTTTGTGACGACTCTGATGTTTTCCACAATTTCCTCCCCAAACTCCCCCTTAGGTGTGGAAACAAATTCGCTGTAGCGAACCTGCGTGAGAGGTGACTGGTGACGGTTGCCGATAGTTCGCCAGCCTCGGATTTGCTGGGCACCGACCCGAACCAAATATGGCTTGCGGCCCATCGCAATTTCATCAGCCAATGTTGCGGGTTGCTCCTCATTGCTGAAGTCAACTAACGCCGCTGAATGGCCATAAAGCAACGCATCAACTAGCAGCTCCCTCGCAAACTCGTTTAGGGGGGTGTCATCACCAGTTACGTTTTTTGCCCACTCCTCAAACCACTCAAGGTCGCCGCCCTCCATGTGAACACCTCGACGCAATATTGTCCCTGCAGCTTGTGATGCCAACCTCTGAATAAAAGGTGGCATAACTGAGTGAAATATTCTTCTGCGGTATGCATCATCGTGTTCAGCGGGCTCCCTAGGGATCACATCTTCGGCGTTCTCTCTGATTAAAAGTGTGCCGCCAACATTTAGGTTGATTGACCGCCAACGGGTCATCATCTCCAACACCGCCCCCGTTCTTGCGCTGGGGTCGTTGTCCACCATCGTTGCTGGGGTGAACAGGTCGGGGTGGCCTGTTAAACCGCCCAGATTGATTAGCGGTTCCTGGCGAGGCCAAAACGGATTTGGGTAGGTGCTTCCGCTAATTGCCGTCATGAAAGCACCAAGACTGAACTAAGTAGTCACAGTCTAATTTGATCACCAAACCCGGATTGAGGAACCGCCGGCCCTCCAACGCTTGAGAGGCGCGAGGTAACTAATACCGTAGCCCAGAGAATCCACAGGACCAGAAACATCATCACGACCGCCGATCCCCTTCTCTGGCTTGCCGGTCTTCTGGAACGCCTGTGTTTCAAGGCTTTTCAACAAATACTTGCACTTGTTTGAAACCCTTAGGCGGTTGGCCAAGAGTAAAACGTTCACGCAGTTGATCCTGTCGGCAATGGCGGGGTTAGCTGACTGGCATTTGACATTGAAACCGCCCTTTTTCAACAGGGATAGGTCTGACTCAGATGCGTTGGTGGTTGTGCGCTGGCGTGACGCTGCATCAGGAATACATACCAAGTCACCACGCTGTAGCTGTTTGGGGTAGGTCTCGCTCAGGTACTTGACCACAGCAGGGGTGTCCTTAGGATATGCCTCATCAACAACATGGAATTCGTCGCCACGACGAACAATGGTCTCTACAAAACAAGCGCCAACGTTAAAGTCGATGGTGCAATAAACCCTGTCGTCGTCTTTTACTTTTTCGTCAGTCCAGTGGACATCTCGGTCAAATGGATGATAAACAGTAACGTTAGTTAGGTTCGTAAAATCTCCGTTAACGTAGCTGGCAACTAGCGCCGGGTCGTAGTTGTCATACAGACTTTGGATAAAACCTTCTGGCAAATGCGGGTTGTCGGTGGATTTAGCCTTGATCATTCGCCGGTTGGGTTTATCGGCTTCCTCCACAAAAAGCCTAAATAAAACCTTGTAGCCCTCAGGGGTTGAGGCCATAGCCAGCTGTGGCTGGGTTCCGCCCCGTAAACGGGCAAGGAACATTTCAACTGCTTTGTTTGATATTTCTAGGGGGGAGGTGTCCACCTCATCGACATATACTTTGGAAAGGTTGAGGCCCCGGATCCTGTTTACTGTCTCGGTTGCTCTACAAATAAGGGTGACAGATCCTGTGGGTGTGTAGATCTTGTACTCTGGCTGGGGAGACACGCGAAATTCGTGCTCTATCTCCATTTCCTCCAGAAAATCATCCAAACTGCGGCAGATAGTGTCCCTTAACAGGATATGGGTGGGTGCAAAGACCGCCATTACCGTGCCAGGATTGTCGGCAGCGTCGATACATATCTTGCAGACCAAAGATCTACTCTTACCGGCACCAAATCCCGCTACTAGACCAAGAATGAGGGTGGTGTTGTCCTCGATAAAGTCTTTTTGGGCCGGGAGTAGGCCAGCCATCAACTTTGTTCGGTATTGCTCGTAGGTCAAGCTGCACCGGGTGCTTTGGGCGGGCGCCGTCTCCAGTACAGGGCCAGCGGCGACGTGGGATAAAAGCAGCAACTCACCTAACTAGGTACAGTATGGCTGGTTCTCTTGTTGGCCACTTCAAAAGCCCCTTTTCTTGGCAGAGCGGGGGCTTTTGTCGTTCACGCTGGTAGTGTTGGAGAAAGCTGCCCGGTGTCTTACGCGAGCCTGCTCGTCTCTGCCCGGCCCGCTTGGTTGCCCGATGTCCTACGGGGTTTCCCTCTTCGCTCGGCCCACCACTTCAAAGCCCCCGCCTTTGGTGTATCCAGCGGGGGTTTTGTTGCGTTTGGGGGGTGGGTGAATGAGATGGGGGGTGGGTGCAAATAAAAATATGCCTTTTTACCTAAGTAAGTACGTCTATTTGACCGACTTGGTGAGCGACTGACCCCCCGCCGCCCGCCGCCGCCGCAAAAGTGTTCCCCCGGGGTGGGCCTCGGCCCCGCGTACCTGTGGTTACATCAGGTACGCAAAGCTGGACAACATTGCGGCGCAATGGATCACGGCGTTTTGGTCTTTGGCCAATGGCCATTCACACTGTGTCCAAACACTTTTCTCCCTATATGAGGCTAACTGCCTCAATGTGGGTGATAGAAACCGGCATGGGTGAGAAAAACTCCTGGCTCACCCCTGCCCACCCCCCGGAAAATCTCACAGAGCACAACGCAGGAAAAGGGGTGCCTAGCTCCCGGCGCGGGT